TACTCTGGTGGCGAGCGGCGCCGTCTATCTCGACGACACCAACTCGGTGATCTCGATTGGTCCTGACATGTATCCTGACAACTTCGGGAAGCTCGACGAGAGCAGAATGATAGTGAACGACTCGTTGTTCCTCCTCGCTGACTTCCACGGATCGGCTCTGGCAGCGAATCGCAGTTATATTGTGACCTCGAGAATCAAGTGTCGGATAGTCAAACTCTCCACGAAAGACTGGATGGCCATTGCGATCCAGAGCACAGCCAGTGACAATTGAGGTGGGCTGATGCCCAACTACTGTCCAAACTGTGGGGAATCCCTAGGTTCCTCGAGCACGAGGAAGGGCGGTGTGCGGAAGACAGCGAGGAGAGCCTACGAAGATCCAGATACGAAGGTAGCGAAGAAGGTTAAGCGTAAGCCGAGCGCGTACAACAAGCGGTACGGGAAGGCATACAAGCGGCTGAAGAAGAAGCATCCACGCACATCCTTCGGCGCGCTGGCGAAGAAAGCACACCGATTAGCCAGGAGGGGGAAGTAATGGCCAAGAAAACCACAGCCAAAGAACGACTGTTGAGGAAGTTCATTCCTCCTGTTGTGATAGGTGTATCAGGATCAGACTTCACTGTCACTGGTTCTAATTGGGAGTTGGTCCCCGCCACTGATTCAGATGGGAACCCTACATTCTGGGCGGTATGGAGAGGATACTTCGACTTGTCCGGCATCGTCATCGATCAGGCTACACTCTTCACCGTCAACCCGATGTTCCAAGAAGGATGTGATTGGAATTATACATCGTCGCTGGCTACTGGAGCGTTGCAAGCATGGGATATGATTACTCAAGAGTTCATCACCGATGCCACCTTCGATGGCGTCCTTGCTGGTTCGGGGAATTGGATTCCTCCTGGCTTAATGGGTGGACACAGTACAGTAGGGGCAACTGTTCGGACAGGAGCACCTTACGAACTCGAAGACATTCATTACGGGAATGCCAGGTCTTTTCAATTCGGTGCAGTCACTCAACTTGGAACATCTCCCTTCCTACCGAATCAAACCCGCTCTGCAAGTTGGGGAGTGGGATCGGCGACGGCCGGTCAGAAGTTGTACGTGACCAGAGCCATCCACATCAGCAGCGCCCTCGAAGCTTCTGATGCTCCTCCCCCAGCCCCACCCAACACCATCAACAGCCCCCCCACTGCTGTTGTTGTTCCCGCCATCATCGCTGAAGAGACCGACCTGCGGTACATCGAACGCCTCAGGCGTTCATATGTCCTTCAGGAAGAGGTCCACTGAAATGGCCTTCTGGATTCCATTTGCCATCGGAGTCGGGTTGAGCACCGGAGTCAATGTGGGCCTCAAAGGCGGGAACATCTACAACGTCGTTGGATGGTCTGCGCTGACAGGGGTGCTCACCTACGCCCTTTCCTCTGGTAGATTCTGGGGTACAGCGTGGGGAGGAGTTCGACTTGCCGGTCCTCCACTTTGGATCGTCGCCAAGGATGTCGCATTCGTAACTCGGGGGACGGCCGGTTTAGTGGTCCAGACTCGAACAGCCCAAGCAGTTGGCAAAGGTGCAGGGGCCCTTACTGCTGGTTATGTGATCGGTGCCGCAGCCGGTACTGGGATTGTCTATGTGGCAGAGAAAAAAGAAATCGTCTACGAAGGAGCAACTGAAGATGTCATCGACTTCTACACAGGTGGTGGTCATTATTGGGAGCAAGGACCAGAGGACCCTACGCCTGGCTACTTCAACATCCCCGGCAACGTCAGTCTCATCGCTGACCACGTAAGGCACGGTCACTACTTCGGCCACTGATCCCGGTCTATGGTGTGTACTCGTTGAGGGATTGCTGCTCTGAGGGTACGCGTACGCGATTCCTGCACTCTGGACAATACCAGGTGCGCCGCTCCAGGCTGAAGATCATCTTCGTGTTGCATTCCCACCAACACCACCCCGTCCCATCAGAAAAACTAGCTCGGATTTGGTTTCTACAGATCGTCATCAATTACCCCCCCTCTTGTGGCCACAAACACGGCAAACCCAGGCATTGCTTCTCCAAGACCAGGCGTGGATGTCACATTTGCTCATTCAATCACCCTATCATGGCGCTCTGCACACTCACATGAACAGACGTCGCCGTCAACAGCCTCTGGAGCCATGATAGGCTCATTACAGACAATACACTTGACTACATACAGGCGCAGGGACATTCAATCAGCCTCCAGAGATCGGATGAGGGCATCTATCTCCGCTCCGAACTTCGCTCTAACTCTTTTCGTAGCCGCCCAGTCGTCGATGATCAACTCAAGCGCCTGGCTATTGTTGTCTCCTGTGTTCCTCGCAGCATGCTGGTCGATCTGTACGCTCGCCCAGAGGGGTATTCTGAACGATCGGGTCAGGTATGGGCCTCTTTTGTCTCTGTTACGGTACGATCTGGTCATAATGTGGGGGAAATGAATATCCTATATAATCATATCATCAATAGGATGCAGGGGGTGCTAAATTAAGTAGTGTATGGCCTCCTTGCGCTAACGCTATGGTGCTGCGTAGGCCCTTAGCAGCAGGGTTGGGCTAGGCTGGTTTTAGTAGAGGATAGGGCGCAGAATGGACCCAAGGGCCCATTTCCGCCCGGTAGTGTAGATTATACACTGTGTTTGGTTGCGTACGCGCATGGCTACGAGTAAGACCGCCAGTTTTTTTCTGACGGAGACAATTGAACTGACAGCGGTAGACACACCGACGCAGAGCACTTTGGACTTGGGTGCTTATGTTGACGTTGGCGATCAGCAAGCCATCTCCATAGAATCCGTGGACTTCATCATTCAGGCTAGGGACACCGCAACGAACACATTCTCTAACTCGCTGCCTGGTGCAGCAACGGGGAACACTCAATGGTCAATCCAACTGATGGACCTCAACCCCGGCTCTCTGTTCCAGCGGGCCGACGACAATACTCTGGTGGCGAGCGGCGCCGTCTATCTCGACGACACCAACTCGGTGATCTCGATTGGTCCTGACATGTATCCTGACAACTTCGGGAAGCTCGACGAGAGCAGAATGATAGTGAACGACTCGTTGTTCCTCCTCGCTGACTT